GTCGTGTAATGCATTGAAACGGTCAATTACAAAGTTATAAGTGTCAACGATAACGTTTAACTGTGTAGTAGATAAATCGTTTTCAGTAACAACTAGAGACAAGTAATCAATAAGTGCTTTAGTATCTGTTAAGATTTCTACTAATGCTTCTACTTGAGCGTTTGCATCACCAGAAGCTTTAAGTCCAACAATAGTATTAGACAAGTTGTTAGCGTCATCTTTCTTAGATACTGCTTTGATGTCAATGATTTCTTTTAAGTTCAACTTATTATAAGTAGCATTTAAAAGTTCTTCAACATCAAGGATAGATGAATTAGACTCAATTGACTTGTTGTAAGCTACTAACTTAGAAATCATTCCTAATGTTTGGTTAACAGCTTGTTCAACTAAGATGTTTTCATTAACAATTCGGTTGAAGTCAGAATCTAATAAGCTAGTGTTGAATACATTTACAAGGTTTTCAATATTTTGCTTATAAGTGACAAGGTTAAGTGACATAGCAGTTAACTCTCCACCTGTTTGCGTAATACCGTCCTCTGTTACTAAAAGTTTCTCCACTAGTGTTGGGAAGTTATTATTAGAGAATCCGTTAAAGATTTCCTTCATATCTTCAATTTGTTGTTGGTAACGTTGGTAAATCTTTTGACGATAAGTATTATCAGCAATAAGAATTGATTGCTCAATTAAGTTTGAAGTATCAACAATATTAAGCAATGTGTTACCTTCAGAGTCAGTTAGAGGACTACCAGCCGCATCATATCGTTGTAAAGTGATATGAGTATCTTCGAATTTTTGAGTTACTGTTGAATAGAAACCATCGATTTCATCACCAGATACACGAGAGATACCAGAAAGTAGGTCTAACTTCATTGGGTTTACATGTGGGTTAATTTTATAAGCTAAACGAGCAAATGCTTCTTCGTTGAAAATCATACGAAGGTTAGTTGAATATTTGTTAACTACGTCCTCAATGAACATACTTTCATTATTAGATGACAAAGCATCTGGAGATAATGAAACATAGAATGGACCTTCTACGATATTAGCAGTATCGAATTCGTCGAATTTGATTACTTCTAAATTATATACACGGAAGTCGTATGTGTCATCAAATGTAGCATTTAATGATAAACGGAATCCTAAGTTGTTATAGCTAGAACCACGTCCTGTTGGGAACACAGTGAATAACATATGGTTTTCAAATCCGTCAATTGTGATTTCATTGCTACGGTCTTTTGAAAGTTCGTAAGCAAGTAAATCAACACTTGTGTTATTTACATTTGTGTAAGCAATAGCTGGTTTTAGAATAACGTTAGGCATTGTTGCAAGCTTTCCGTCTTTATCAAGAACATTCTTACTTTCAATTTTAGTAAGAATGTTTAAAAAGGCATGTGCATAACCAGCATCATCAGGCATTACACGAAGTCCATAGACCTCACCGCCAGATTGTAACCAGTTAACGACATTATAAGCCGCTTGTCCGTGCAATTTAAGGTTCGGATTACCAGTTTTAGCAATAAACTCATCGTCATTAGTGAAATGCTGAATAACGTTGTCTTCACCTTTATCAGAAGTATAGGCTACCAAAAGTTTCTGTGAACCACTTCCTTCTTGATAAGTTGATTCGTTAGCATTAATCGTACTAGAAACGTGAGGAAAAAGATATTTTAAACTGCTTCCTGCTGAAATAGTAGAATTATTATCAAGAGCCAAGGTTTATCTCTCCTTTTTCTATTAATTAGTGAAAACCATTAATTAAATGTTTACTCGTAGCTAGTACTTTATAATCTTCTCAATAGGAGATTCGTTCTCAGTTTCATTATTACGAGTCTTTTTAATAGAACTAATGATTGCTTGGTCAATATCTTCGAATGTCATGGCATTGAATGTAGAGTTGATAGACGGAAGTTTTTTAACATCGATTGCAGTATAGTCAAACTCTGAACCAGAGAATCCGTCTTTACCAATTACCATACGGAATGGTAATTCTGGTTTTTCTTTAGAACGATAAAGTTCTGCAATAATCATTTCAAAGATTACAGATGGATTATTAAGTTTTACCTTATTGATTCCAATACTTTCATGATAAAGCTTAATGATATCTGTATACTTTAATGTAGGAGGTAAATTACCACCATGTAATAGACCAATAAACTTTTTACTGTTTTCTGCTGATAACTCTTTAATGACACTATCCATGAATAATTGACCTCTAGATAATTCATATACAGTGTAGTCTTCTTTAGGCATTTCTGGTTTAAGCTTAACAGAAGTATCATAATAGTTATCAAACTCAAAACTAATATTCATTGGTAATTTAAATGTATGTAGTTCACCTTTGGCAATAGCACCTTTCCCATCTGGGAAATATAAGAAATCGAACATGCCAATAGTTTTTACTCTATCACCGAAGTATTCCGCAATACCTTTAGCAAAGTAAGTCTTTGGAATATAAATCTCCAAATGTTCACCATCAAAACGAATAGCATCTTCAACTCTCTTTAAGAATGGTAATTTCATAATCATAATCTCCTTTCACGAGAAACAATAAAATGTTCAAAAAAAAAACACTACTGTCACCCACAAGGGCAACAGTAGTGTATTATTAAACTTCTCTAGCAAAACGGTTTAGATTTAAGATAAGTTCATCACGGATACCGTATTTATCGTTATGAGCAGATACAATGTTACGTAAAAGGAATGATACAAACAATCCATCTGCAAATTCACCATCTGCATTTAAGTTGTTATTAGTAATAAAGAAATAAATCTTTCCAGCAACTATTTTAGCTTTTGGTTTATTCTCATCTGACAATAATCGTTCAATATGCTTTTCAAGTCTCCATACTGAATAGAAATAATAGTCTTGGTTATCTGTAATTTTCTTCTCAGCCGTCTTCTTCATTGAGATGAATGTTTGGTTGATACGATTTGCTGAGATATTCGGCATTCTTTCGAACAGTCTAGTCAATGTGTAGCCACTTTTAACTGCATCAATTACAGTATTGATTCGACTAATCTCTGAATAGCTAGCCCCTACACGTTGATGTTCAAGTTGTTCAAGCATATTAACGTATGTTAATCTATCTCTTAAATCTTCCTCATCAGAATTTTCAAAGGCTTTTAATTCTTCTTTAGCACTAGTAAGCATTGAATCATAATCCTCTTGCAAGTCACCCTTTTCACCAATTTCATCTAAAGCGTTAATAGCTTTTTGGAAAGTATCCATGCTTTCATTAAAGTTAAATAGTTGTAAGTTCATATCATTCAAAACGTCATTAATTAACATATTAGTTCCCCC